TAGGTTTCTTTGATGTACTGCTGTGCAGTCTGAATCAGCTCACGACCCGCACCCGCTGAATAACTCCAAATAGTGTAGAACGCTGCCACTGCTTGGCCGGTATTGCCCAGCTCTAGCTCTGTGGTAGGCACTGACTGTAGATAGGCCACACAGGTCACTGCTCGGGGTGTGGTACCGTCCAGCAGTACAAATATTTCAGCATGATCGTGTACACGACTGGCTGCGGGTATACTTGGGCGTACTGGATCATCTTTGAGTAGATCAATCCAGGGATCGTTAAGGGTTTTTATGATGTGAAGCATGATATTTTCGCTACCTATATATACATACTTATCATCAGTGGCAAAATTTAATCAAAATGTAATCAAACGTCAGTGTTGAGATTGTTCAATAGACTGCGTAGCTTGGAACTTTCTACCTGCACAGGTGTGCGTTTGATTGCTGAGCCAATTTCTGGATTGTCTCTGCCTGCGTTGGGTGCAGGGTTAAACGGGTCAAATCCTTCACGAGGCTGTGCCTTTTGGAATTCGTCCACTGAACTTGAACGTTTGAGACTGTTCATGATCTGGCTGCTTTTGGCAGTCTGTGCTCCGCTGTGATCATCTGACTGCTCTTCACTGTCAGTGATACGTAGTGTGTCAATGTCAAAGTCTAGATCAATCTTCATGCCCACGCCACTGCTTGAACGTGTCTTCATCAGCTGTATCTGATACTTGCCACGCTCACGCATGGCTCTGCTGGTAAAGATACCAAACACGTTGTCTGCTGTCTGAATCTTACTTAATCCGCCTGAAATGTGACTGTGATCAAATTCAACTTCTTCCACAGCACCACGATTCAACTGTGCCGCAGTGACAAACACACAGTTCTTTTCCACTGCTAGGTTACGCAGTTCTTCACTGACATACTTGTCTTTGATGAACAGGTTTTCTGCTGAAATCTTCTGACTCATGGGCATTAGTAGATCCAAATAGTCTACCAACAGTACGTCGGGTTTACGTCCTGTTTTAACTTCATACTCTTTAAGGTAAGCACGTACATCATTGGCAGTTTTACCGCTGGGCATGTACTTGACCTGTAGGCTACCACTCTTCTTGCCTATGACTCTAACACGCATTTCAATTTCGTCAATCTGCTTGAATACTTCACGAGTAGGTATGCCTGTGATCATTGAGTCTACACGCATACTCACTAGTTCTTCACTCAGTTCCAGTGTAAGATAAATCACATTCAATCCAGCCAGCGCATAGTTAACACCTAGATTAGCTAGGAACAAGCTCTTGCCGGACCATAGTCACCCTTTTCTAACAGATCTGCTGATTCAAGAATAGCACGTTCTAGTCCCTTGTGGCGTACAAAGGTTTCAAAATCTGTGAGCAGCCAATCATAGTGTGCTTCTTGAAGACCGTCTGGCACTGAAAAGTCGTTGCCTGTGGCTGCATTGACAATGGCAGGTGTGGGTATGATATTGTGTTCATCTACATAGTCTTTGAGAAACTTGGCTGCTGTCTGTAGCTTGCGATCAAATAGTGTACTGTCCCAAATACCCTGGCAACGTACAAATGTCTCGGCATCGCCTAGCATCATTTCTAAATATAATTTTTGGATTTCGTATCCGTAGTCTGCGTTTTGTCTTGTGGTCATTTATCTATTATACACTCTATGTAAAAACTTTAACACCGTAATGATGTTCAAAAGCTCGGGCATCTTTGTGGTCATTGACCATAGGCTGTCCTTTGATATTAAGGCTGGTATTCAGCAACAAGGGGCAACCAGTTAATCGATCCCACGCTTCTAATAACTGTCTTATCCTACTTCCGTCTTTGGGCACAGTCTGTACGCGACTAGTGCTGTCACGATGAATAATAGCAGGAAATAGGTCAGGATGCCTGCAACGACTGATGAACTGCATATACCTATGATCACTGACGCTGCCACAGAGATCAAAATACTGGTCAGCCACCTCTTCCAAAATAATTGGCGCAAATGGTCTGAACTGTTGTCTACGTTTGATATCATTTACTCGGTCCTTTACATCGGGTCCTCTAGGGTCTGCTAACAGGCTTCTATTGCCCAGAGCTCTGGGTCCAAACTCTGCTGGTCCCTGTGCTAGACCACAGATCTTGTTGGCTAACAGGTATTCTGCTATTTCTTCTATGCCAGTTGTGGGTTCAATATTGTAGCCCAAGAATGGCGTAAAGTATCTAGGTTCGATACGCCATTCAGGACGATCTGCCAACACCGCTCCAATGGCGCTGCCAGCATCTCCAGGATTGGGCATGATCCATGTATTCTTAAAATACTTATAGGCAATAGGATTAGCTAGGCAGTTTAAAAATGTATCGTTGACAATCAGATCCGGACGCCATGTTTGGCATCCTCTGTGTAGATTTTGTTTGATTCTAAATGGCTGTTGATAATCATCGTTGGGCAAATGTACAAAGTCATCTAGTAGATCTCTGGTCAATCGATTAGGATTACCATAAGCAGCCATGCCCATGAGAATATATTCTTCTTCGTTGGGCTTAAGATGACAACGTTGTGTCATTGACGAATACCATAGCCCTAGACTGTTAGGATAACTTTGACTGTAGACCTGTTTAAGTTTATCGCCCCGAGCTTGCCATATTGTCAGTGTTTCAAATTCACCAATAGCATCTATAACTACTACCGCTGCTTCTTCAAACGGACTGGTGTAGTAACCTGCGGCTGCATGGCTGTGATGATGCCATTTGGTAGTGATAGGCGCATGGATATTATACTGGGCCAAATACTTTTTAATATTGTTACTACGATGGTTCCATCCTTGGCCTGCAGTCCATTGTCGTAGAGTTTTTGCCCAAGGTTTTTCGTACCATACAACACGATCAGGTTCACCGTGAGCTGTTCTTGCATAGTTGACTAAAGCGTCACAGAGATCGGGATCGTTTTTCTTACCACTAAATCGTTCACTGTGACTGGCAAATGCCAATTTCTCATCAACAAACACTGCCAGTGCGGCATCGTGACTGTTGGCGCTTATACCCCATGTTATCATAATTTTAATTGTCTTATAATTTTTGATCGTAACTTTTGTGCAATTTCTACATGTATTTCTTTTCTAAAATGTCCGCCCGGGCAATACTTCTGTTCTTGGGTTGACATAGTAGCAATATCAGACAGTGATGTTATAAACTGTAAATCTACTTCATCTATCAAAGGTTTTAATACCGGGTGTTCTCTTTCTTCAGCATGGGGATAAAATCCATCTGGAAATACTTCTACCCAAAATAATTTAATGTTATTAATAGTGCAAAAATTTTTGACCTGCAGAGCATTCCAATAAAAACTCCATAGTCTATAGAATATTGTTTCGTGTAGAACTTTAAACTTTGCTAGATTTAGATATACATTGTAATTGGGAGTATCGGGATCTGGCATAGTTTTAGGATCAAATGGCTCCCATAACTCAGGGTGTCGAGCATCGGCAATTTCTGATCGAAATATATCAGTTATAGATATCACAGCTACAATTTCTGTGTGTTCTTTCTTTAACTGTAACAGATCACTAATTGTAGTTCTACAGATTCTATCAAAAGAACTTCCGCCCTGTGCATTATTATAGCATTGACATCCAAGCCGATTGGCTAGCTGCTGTGGCCATGCTAGTTTGCGACCAGTGGCTTCGGTAAGAGCCCACAATTCTATGTGTTTTTCTTTACGTATAATTTTTTTAAACCACTGTAGATATTCCTTCATTGCAGGACTATTGGGATCACAATCATCTCTGTATCCGGGCCAGCCTGGCAGCAGATCCTCAGCTAGTTCAGAGCCAGCAGTGAAACTATCACCATTTGCATATAACAGCATAATTTACTTGTAGATAAAGGGATCTCGTTTACGCAACTCTTCGATGCGCTTTTTAAATTCTTTATGTTCACGCCATGAACGGAACGGATGTAATATCCATTGTTTTATTGTGTACCAATCCATTTTTTCATCCTTAATCTTATTTTAAGTTCGTTAGACTCTGCACTTCTTGCGATGTCTAATAGTGTATATATCTTTCCCTGTGTTCTTACAGAATCATTTATATCTTTTACACCCTCAGGCCAATCAGGCATACTTACACTCCAACCAAACTCTATAGCCTGTTCAATGATCTTTATACCTGCAGAGTCTCTGTCTGGAACTACAATTATTTCTTTTTGAAGGTTAGCAATAAGTTGTCGCTGTTGAGGACCTATTTCGTTGGACATAACAGCAATACCGTCAACACAGATCGCATCAATAGGACCTTCTGTTACTATGGCATACTTACGATCATATGATTGTCGATCTAGATTAAACACATATCCAGGCTGCTGTTCTGATATGTACTTGGGCTGTCCAGAAGTGATCTTACGGGCAGTATACCCTACTAATCTTGACTGATAATAAAACGGAATAATCAATCTGTTGGTAAATCCGTCTTCGTCGGTCCAGTGCCAATCATACGAGTCTACTGCAAACCCTCTGCTGATTACATAGTCTAATACAGGCTGAAACTCTTGGGGATTTTCTTTGATCCAATCTTTAAAAGGTCTACTGCCCAAAGGTAGTGCTTTGTCAATAAATGTAGGAACAAGACTGCGTTCACCTTTATATGAACTGTCTTCTTCAATTCTCATGGCTTCCAAACTACATTTGGTTATGGCATCATCTGCAACACCTAGCCATTGCATCAGCCGTTTTAATTTAACTGATACTTTACGCCCTGGTTGCCAACTGGCTTTGAATCCGCAGTTAAAGCAGTGATAGCTAACACCTTCATTGACCATAATACCGCCACGCTGTCTATTGTCGGCACTGGTTCCATTATGGTGACAGCATACCGCATTAAAGCTTACCCAACCACTGGGCGTTGCTTTACGTTTTGCAGGTAGATGTGACTGTACTGTGTCTACAATTAGGCTCATACACTATTGTATAACTTTTGAAAGTAAAAGTCAACAATTATGGTAACATGTATAACCAATTTT